GGCAGTTAGAAATACACTAAGGTTTGGATTTGCAGAGTTCTGCTCTTAACGAGGCTCTTCCTAGGGGAATACCCAATTGGCTTTCAATCAGTCGAATGAAGTATCATATCCAGATTGCTTTTTTCTTTTTGGTAGATGCGTTCCTAAGTTTATTGCTTAGCGCATGCATCTGTCAGGAAAAAGTAGTTGGAAATCACTTCCTTGCGGCTGTAAGCCAGCCTGCCACTTAGCAGGACTTCAACCCCCAGACTGTGTCTTTGGGGGGATCTTTTTCAAGAGGAGATATAACTCTTGGAATTTCTATCCCGGTTCCATCCCGGAGGGAACGACACGTCCCTAGGTCGATCTGACCTTGTAGGAGTATAACCTACTGGTTGCACGCTTGAGCTTGAATAAGCTGAGAAGGACTCTGGACAGTACTCCTACGAGTACTGCCCTACGGTTCTCAGCGATTCTAGCTCGCGATCTACGTTCACTATTGCCATGAAGACTTTGTCCAGTTTTTTATTAAGTTGCTCTAGGGTCTTCGCCCTAATGCCTGGTTTGAACGTCTCTTTCCATTTCGCAGCCAATCTTTGTATATAAGGGATTAAAATCTCTTGTATAAATGTATCGCCGTCGGGCGTCTTATGATTCTCATAAGATTCGATTCTCTTACTCAATAGCGTTCTCGTCAATAATTCAGTATAATAAGTCTTCTCATCCAGATCATGAAGAGTTTGATGTTCTAATTCATCCTGACTTATCGGACCATTCTTCTTAAACCTCAAAAACTGCTTAGTAGTCCCAGCTATAGCTGAGAAATCAGTTAGGAACCCTTTAAGGGATTTATCGAGTAACCATTTTTCATAAAATGGAGGAGGTTGGAATGATTCATAATTTGACATACGCGTACACAGTCTTAATCTATCGAGCAAGGTAAAGTGTGAAGGTTCAGGTATGAGACCCAAACCCCCCGACCATTGTGGCATATAAAATGGGAGACCTGTACTTTGAAAGGTCTTCATGTGATTTCGGAAGAAAAGCTTCATAACCGCTTGTTGGAAGTGGTGTGGCGTTTTTTCGATCAGATCTTTTTGGATCGATGCATAAGCAAAAGGGTTTTGTTGGGTTTCTCCAGCTTTATTTACACCTCTCACTAAGCCGAAATTAATATACTTCCAGTAAACCCAACGACTTTCCCTAGCGGACCAGACGAAAGTCATTGAATTCATTACAAGTATATCTCTCTTGACGAAGTAAGTTTTACCCATGGATGACGAGAAGCCGACATATTTAATCGACTTTTCCCATTTTTCCATGAGTTTAGCTGTCCCAGTGAAAACACAGTCATCTCCATTAATAAGGAGAGGGAGATCCCTTAATTTGCATAGCTCTTGATTAGGCATATCATTTGACATACTCATCCAGCAAACTGCGGCATTAATAATACACAAATAAGGAAAGGAGACGACCGAGCCCATTAATTGGCCCTGCTTTTGATCAGCACCAGTTGGAATTTCATGAACTTTATGTTCGATTTCAAACTGATCGATTTTAATTGCCATTGATTCTGGCGTTTCTCCGCAATCCGAAAAAATTTGATGATACCATTTCACTTCCAAGCCTTCTTCGAGTTTTCGGCGGTATTTAACTAAGTCCTCATAAGAGAACGTCCATTTGTTCTTTTTACCATTACCGCAATATATCTTTAGACCAAGTATTACTTGATATTCTGGATTGAGTATCCAGTGGCCTGTTAATGCCTTCTTGGTTAAAGACTCAACTCGATCTAAGAGTGGCTTTTCTCGATTATCATCATTGTGATTGAGGGTTTCGAATAGCTTTTTGTTCACATATTCAGTAACCCAGCTGTAGATATTGTCAGTTGAGGCTTTGTAGTCTCCTGACAACACCCACTCGCCCCTATCATTCAGAGACCGGAGGGAAAAGATCTTGTTCACGATCTCTTCCGTCAGTGGTGCTCCAATTAACTGAAAGGTTGGGTGATCTTTCAAAACTGTCCATAAGAATTTTTGAACCCTGCGAAGAACGAAATACGTCAGAGGAGGACCCTTAGTGATTACTCGAACTTTTAACGGTTCAGGTAACCCCACAGTAGCAGTCCTGGGCTCTTCTGTTTCTGCAGCTTCGAATAACAGTTTGAAGATGTAGGAATAGGCTGACCTTGTTTTGTGGTCATCAAATGTGAAACAAAAACCTTCGCTTTCGCAACCGTCACCGTCTTGGAAGACACATTCCACCTGTTTGACTTCGAGGAACTTTTCGACTCCTATTTCTAGGAAATCGATCATCCCTTGATCCATAGGTGGTCCGTAGGGGGCTTCTAGGTGAGCCAGTTCTCGTCTGTGCTTTTGGACGAAATTGGTGATCGCAAGGACACCTCCACCACTGCCTCTCTTCCAATTATAGTTGGCAGAAAAGCTGGGAAAGCTTGGCGTGACCAAATCATCCTCAACAAATCTCTTCTCTTTGAATACTTCATTGATAACTTTATCAATAAACAATTTGAGCCGATCTTGGCTGTATTCAATTGTGCGAGAGATTTCCCTATCAAAAGAGAGAGTACTTCTTTCCTCAAGTATTTCACGAGGAACCAAGGTATTCGGTAAATCGAATATCTTTGGTGCAGTGGTTAACTGCAAGTAAGTTTCCATCTTTTTGGTAAAGACCATTTCAGAGGAGACCGGGGGGGCTCCTTTCTTCAGCATCAACACGTTGTTGGCAAACGACCTTTTAGTATGGTGGTCCATCCGCATGTAAAAGCGTTGAGCACGTCCGAAGAAGAGCTTCCTGGGGTTGTTGTATATTATACAATCACGGGGTTTTTTCGGGAGGTTTTCAGGATTGAAAACCGAGGCGAAGTGGGAGGTTATCTTCCATTTAAAGAGCTCAACCCAAGCATCAACACCATATGTCCACACGTAACAAGTTATTGACCAAAATAACCTGTAATATGCTTTTTTATGACGAATTCTCTCGAGTTCAGTCTTGCCCTTTTTATAACCAAAAATCTTCAAGAGATCATAGAAGAGATTGGTAACAATCGAGAGCTTATCATGGATGGGTGAAAACAACTTCATAAGTGTTTTCTGGACCTCCCACTCTGTGGTGAACGAATATAGGGGATCGTAATTCCCTGAAGATCGTGCGTTTTCTAATTCTTGTTCAAAGTGAGAATTATAAAAAACTTTGTTCCTTTTCGACTCAGCGGCCGGTTTCATATCGAAAGCAATGAATAGTTT